CTCTTTGTTTAAAAGGTTTGTAACACCGACTAAGGCCTGGTCAGTAACAAGCTTCTGTCTTTCGGTTACAGAAAGCTTCTCCATTGCCACCAATAATGCCTGTGCTTCAACTCTTTGTTTTTGCTGGGCGGCTAAAACTTTCTCAGCCTGGACATCACTCTTAGAGAGGGCTGCGACATATGCGGAGAAACTGGCAGTCAATACGTTGATGACGGCCTCATTCTTTTTTAGGTTGCCTGTAAGTTTGGAAATATCTTGTGCGGTTTTTAGACTTTTTGCGGAAAGACTATTGAGATTCGCCTGCATGTTCGCTGCGGATAAACTTGCTTCCTTAGCTTCCTTATCTAAAGCGTCTACCTGGGCAGTCAACTTAGACAGATCAGCTTTTACTGGCTTGTCAAGTACCGACTCAAGGCGATTCAGGAGGGTTTCAATCTTTTGAAGATCACCATCCTCCGCTTTTATCGTTAGGAGTAACCCACTCATACTAAACCCCCCCGCTCTTTTGCTTTTTGAAAAAATTGGCTAAATAAACATCGTCCATAGCGGCTACAAACCTAAGCAGTCTCGAAAAGTAGTGTGGGCCGTAGATAAAACCTAATCTTGCATAGGACTCAATTTGTGGAATACTCAGAGGTTGTGGCCCAGTATAAGCGAACTGCCTTCTTTTATGTAACACAGAGAAAGCAGTCCAATACATCGCCAATCTTGAAGGGATCGTAGGTCGCCCCTTTTCAGCCGACGGCCCAAGTTTCTTCCCCATCTTCTTTAACTCAGAAAAAAAGGAAGACGACTCCCCCCACGATAGATCATAGGCTAGGGCCTCTGTTAGTTTTTTTCGTCCTGATCCTCCAACTTAGCTTTGTAATTAGCCATGTCGGAAGCATGTCCCATAACCAACCGGCGAAAGTCCTTGTGAGCTAAGAGCATAGCGGCGTTTTTAACACTGTATGGTAGTGGCTTTCCTTTATAGGATAGGTTTTTCCACCCCAGAAGGATTGTTTCTGCCAGAATTTTAGTTAAAATCGCTTTGTCTGCTTTATCATAAGCTTCTGCTGACAACCCCTGTGAACTCACAGCAAACGCGTCAGCTTCTTCTTGAACTTTCTTAAGATATTTATCGTTATCCCTGCGAGCAATCAGAAGACTAGCGCTATCGCCAAGGTCTATAACAACACCCTCGTTTTCTTTTTTTTCGTCGGTAGCAAACTCATTAAATATATCTAACATAGTAAATAGAACCCTCTTTTAGTTGCGTGGCTTCAGCGCCTTTTTTCAAAGAACACCAAAGCCACTAAGTTATATTGTTACATTATCAAGGAGCCGTACCAAATCTATCGATATAGACAACTTTATCCGCAGCACCTGGAGCAATAGCTGTAAAATTTGTGGAGAGCATAACGTCGGCATCTTTACCTGAAGCCGGTACCGTCGGCACCCCGAGCTTACAGTTGTTAAATATAAAAGCGTAACCATTGCCGAGAACATCCTTAACAGGAAACTGAATTGATACCGTTGTATTCGCCAACGCTTTATCATAAATGGCACCATCGTTTAGGTAAATCTCCAACGATCCGCCTACAGCGTAGGTACTCCTGCCAATCCCAACGTTTCCTAAAACACCCAACCCTGTCTGCGCCCTCAACTTTGCATCAATCGTTACATTTGCAGATTTTACAAATGTATTTGCGACAGGATCCCCATCCAGTAGAATTTTGCCTACCCCAGTAACTGCGTTCATAATACCGTAAGCAGTCGCCGCACTCGCAGCAACTCCAAACTGAGTAGCACCCGTTCTAATGGAATCAGAACCCATAAAGTCAAGACTACCCGTTAGAAGCGCGCCTGTGGCTAATGCCAGAGACAGTTTCGAAACCGCCATCCCTCTATAAGCGAAGAACTGTGCAACATCAGAAAATTCTTTCTGAATAGTAAACGTCTTTAGCGCCGCGGATCCCAGCGTCAGCCGTGACCCAGTAATACTGTAAGTCGTCTTAGCAGTTTCATCCACTACTGGATAATCGGTATCAAAAGTAAGAACCGATGTAGTTGCTATAGCAATTCTGAAAACTCCCCTGTTTAGTTCCGTACCCGCGCTCCCTATAAACGATACCCACTGCCCGGCAACCAAACCAGTAAAATCCCCTACACCTGTCACTGTCGCTGTATTGCCCGCTGCGGCAAATACTACCGAAGCTAAAGCCCTAACGCCGCCGGTATCCAGCTCTGTGTAAACACTGGCAAGCAACGCTTCAAGAAATGGATCATATTCCCTGTACTGAAACTCAAGATTTATCCCTCCTTGTGCTGTCGCACCGACAGGAACCAAATCAGAAACCTGCATTGTAGAATTAATCTCTTTAGATTCCTCTAACGTAATATCGTAAGCAAGAGATTCCCCCGTCATTCTTAGCTTTTTAGGTGTGCCTACTTGGTCAATAACCCCGAAAGTTACTTCTTCCAAGTAAGACAACTGAGTTGAACTTGTACCTGCTAACATAAGATATTCCCCCCTCTGTTGTTAAGTAATAGAATCAAACTGAAAAGGCACTGTGGTAAACCACGATTGCCATCCCACTGCTGGTTCCTGTTTTCTACATGTAACTCCGTATAACCGAATCTCACCAATCATTTGAATGGCGAACGCGGCCCGCACGACATCAAGCATCTCAAACAAAGGCTTGGTACCCTTTCCATTTCGAGCATACAAATCGGTATGAATCTCACCAAACCCCCGTTGTAAAGGAGTAGTGCCATTTATATCCCCCTGTCGAAAATCCGGCAAACCGACAGAAAATAAAGCAAAGGGTGCTACCTGTTGTATTAAATCCGGTTCCTTAACCCCCTCCCTAAACAATTCAGCGCTTCCGGCCTGCGCAGCCCAGATAACCCCCATTCTAATACTTAACGCTTCTCTTACTGAATTCGACGTTACCATTATAACATTTCCATGACACCAGAATCTGATAGTTTAGCGACAGCAAGTTGCTTCTGCTGCGCTTCGCTGAGGAGAGCCATCCTCGAATTAAACCACGACACAGTCCGCATTACCATATGCCCAGGCCTATTAACCCGTCTTAAATAGTTACCGGGGTTTTCCTCAAGCTTCTGAGCATAAGCGCCCTCAATTGTATCTACAGCATTATTACTTAAAAAGATAACTTTATCAAGAGCAATCTGCAGAACTTTGTCACTATTACGTTCTCTGGCCTCATTGACCGCTGTAGGATGGGCTTTGTATTTCAACTTTTTTGAGATTAGTTCGCCAGAAACTTTTTTACCACTATTAAAAATGCCTGAGATTTCAGCCCGATCCGCAGCAAATAGCGAACTCGTTGACATATCCAACCTATTAACCCCAATATTCCACTGCGCCGCTGCATGCCCAGTCCACTGGGGCGTTTCATCAACCAACATATTAAAAGCCACAGTTACATAACCCTTAAAAACATCGGTTACTTCCTGCCGGAGTTCGGCCTTTGCCTTCTTAATCGCGCCTTTAAACCTAAGTTTTTCAGCAGCGGAAACAACAAAGGTCATCCCTATACCCTCCGTAAGTGAAGCTCCCAACTAGTTCCTGCCTCATCGTCCTGCGCAGAAATAACTCGGTAAGAAATCCCTTCAGCGACACACACGTCTGCCGGTTGCGGTTGGGCAACATCTGTCTTTTTTAGTGTAACTATCCGGTCACTCGCTTTATATTTCGCAGCGTCTAGATTACTAAATCTGTAATTCGTCAGCACTAACTCGAAAATTGCTGGAAAATTTTGTGGAGTCCCAGCCGTTAAAGTATCCGTACTCGCACTGTAAACCCCTTGTGCCGTGTATGTAACCGTTACAAGCGCGCTGTCCCCCAGCTCACTACAAACCGCGGCGATAAAGCCAGCCTCTAAACTTTCAACAGACTGAACCCTATAAAGAATACCAGATGAAGATAGTATCAAATTGTCTCTTGTTGGCCGAGGTTCTGTAACTGACATATAAATATTGCATAGATTAAAAAATGAAGTAGACTCCATTTCATCTTTATCAATCTTCCGCCAAACGGCGTCCCCATAAAAAGGAATAATGGTACCAGGGATTGGGTTTGTCAAAAAATCAACAGCAGGAGCCTCCCGATAACTATCGCTACAGGGATGTATGACTACATTTTCCCGAATAGCTTTTCCCTGAAAAAAATCCGTAGCAATTCGTCCAGTTATAAACCGGTCGGTACCAACCCTTACAACCCCTCGGACAGGAAGCGTGACGGTTGACGCTGAAATAAACTGCCTCCAGCTCGCTACACTATCACGCACGCTACCATCATACGGGTTTGTTTGCCCCAAAAAAAGCAACACATCCGTATAACCGTCGTAAACCGGCAACTGCTTATGTGCGGAAACAATGTCTGCTAAATCTACCATTAAACACCTAAGTCCCTGTTACAGGGTCAAAAGATGGCAACGACACCTGTATAAAATCCCGACTGGTTAGCTCCGTAATTACCGCGCCTGGTAAATAAAGAGCGTACTGGTCTAACAAGGCAGCCTTCGCCCTGTTGTACTCCATCTCAACTCGCAGGATAGAGTTATCAAACGATGTCGAGGTGTGTCTGAGAAAAGACGCCTTCCCGTCGGATGAAGACCGAACTGCGAATTGCGGAAGCGAAGCAAGACATATCTTTGCCACTGCATAAGTAGCAAAGAGTCTCACAGCATCCGCAAAGCGCAAGGCATCCGCATCCGCCTCGTCAAGCGCCGCTGCCGCCGCATAATCAACTTCGATAGTAGCGCAAACACGATAAAGGTCCGCTTTTAATGACAAGGCATAAAAAGAATCATTTAAAACCGTGTAAGAGAGTTCATTTTCAGTAACCCCCAAAAGCACCCTGACACTGTTCGGTGTTGTGTAGGCGATTAACATTCGCGAATTAACCCACGTTCAAGCTGGGCATCTGTCCACGACCCTGACTCAATCAAAACACCTGGTCCATCATCAGGAATCATAACGCCGCTGAACGGCGCATACATCGGCCGGATAACAGCCCTAACCCTGATAATCCCTTTGGGAAGCACCTCTGGTACTTCCTCAATTGCAGCTTCGGGAACCGAAGCTGCGGCATCTTTATTCGTTTTTGCCATAAAAATCCTCCTAACTTACAAGTTTAATTTAAACTAGAGCGTAAGAGCCAAAGTATCGAACGCTTCGTCTCTAAAACGATAAGCGATCTCAGAGAAATCAAACCTAAGCGCACTTGACCGTCTGAGAACAAACTGCTCAACGGCAGAATAAGCCGCGGCACTATTTCGAATCCTTATAATAGCACTGCGAGCATCCAGGCCCATAAGCGTATTTGCAGTCCAACCAGCGGAATCGTCAACAATAAACAACTGCACACTCTCCAGAATTCTATTCATCAAGGAGAATTGAGGTACTAATGAACCAGGAACCTGCTGGTTTGTGTTTGTAGTCTGCAAAGCGGCTTCCATCGCCAGCATACCATTAATATCAGTTACGATATGTGTGATATGCCTTTTGTAGTAGTTGTGTACCAACCACTTAACAAGAGCTTTTTTGGTAACTGTCCCTGCTACTGTGATATCTGCATCGTATACGTTAGCTTTCGTTACAGCAAGGGCTGCCTGACCCATATCCTCATCGCCGTTTAAACAACCCAGAAGATAATCGTAAGTACGCGCATTTCGCTCTACAGCCAACTGACGTTCAACAACCATGGATACGAAATCCAGTGTAGTTGAGCTAAGCGCCTGATCAGAGACTTCCATACCAATAGACATGGTAGGCAAGGATCTGGCTGTGTCAGAGGTTGTAATAGACAGCATTGTCTGAGGCGGTGCGAGCTGTGAAATAACCTTAGCTCGAACCTCAGCACCAGTAACATTAACCACTGGCTGTTCAACACGGTTACTCGTCACGTTAATGTCTGCCGCAACCATCTTGTCAAATGCCATAGGATCGGTTTCCCGATCGACAGCGATTCCGCTCTCAATAAGTTCAAGTATTACAGCAGGATACAAGATACGCGACGCTGGATTTGCATCTGCAACCGCTGCAGCGTTTATCTCTGCTCTCCCTGAAAGAATATCGTCCAGGGTAGGCGAACGTAAACCAAACTCCTTATTCCCACCGACAAACAAACCTGCACTTGCGCACATCTGCTCGAAGGTAGATGCCTCGGCTTTGGCCTCTGTCGGATAAGTTCGGTTGATATACTGTGGTACAGAGACCCCCTTGTCAATTGCAGCTTTGTAAATATTTGTTGATAATACAGCTTCAGTGCGCTGGCCATCAGCGTTTGTAAAAGTTGGCATAATTTCCTCTCCTTCTTCAATATAAAATTATTCGGTTAGTGACTACTCCCAACGTTAAAACTGTTGGGCTTCTACAGCTCAAAGCTGAAACCATGTAGCCCCAGGGTTAATAAAGACTTTAGCAGACGCGCTCAATCACACAAGTATCTCCAACCGCACCTGCAACGCCGAGAGAAATAACCCTCCAGGAAAAGAAGTTTATCGTCTGCGCTGTAGCCTTGCGTACCTTTGGCCCAGCGGTTGTCAGCGCTGTACCAGCAGCCACAACTGTTCCAGTAAGAACGTAATCGCCTACTGCAATTGAGCCGGTACCATCAAGCTGAATTCCATCGCAGATAGCAACCATCCTGTCATTTGTTTTAACAGACCCGATGGTATACCCGTCCTGCGTAGCCGGTTCTAAAGCTACCAGAACACCTTGAATTGGGTCTGCTAAAGCTGCCAATTTGTATTCTGAATCCGCTGCCAAGGTTAATATCTTGCCCTTATCATTATCAACAAGGTGGTTTGCTTTCGTTCCATCCTGTGTTAAACGAGCAACGATAATATTTGAAGCAGCATTAACATCAACTCCCATTTTAAACTTAGCCATAACTATATCCCCCTCTTTATTAAAGATTAACGTTACCCGTTCTTAGGAACGACCACTTGTTTCCTCTGTGCCGCTTCAAACCGAGACGGCGCAGCTACTTTTGGTTTTTCTTCATCCTCCCCAACTGAAGCGACACCCCCTGTTGGATACAAAGCTACAAATAACTCAGCTTTTTCGTTGTATACAGAGAGAACCTCGTTCGGTTCCGCCCCCTCTTTTAAAGGGTTCTCTGTGTTTAAAGCAATACACATATTACCCACTGCCTTTGCTACAACTGCTGATAACTTTCCAGCAAGCTCTGACAGCGCCAATATTTCCTTGTCCTTCTCGGCAAGCAGCGCAATATTAGGGTCAACTACATCTTCGTCGCTACCTGAAGCCTTAATAAGAGCTGCGTCTTCCTCTGTGCCTTCACCTGCGGCAGTGCGATCCGTTGCGGCTTTCAATAGAGCGGCTGCTTCATCTGCGGCTTTGAGATCAGCATCAGCTTTCAATAGAGCGGCTGCTTCATCTGCGGCTTTCAATAGAGCTGCTGCTTCAGTCTCTCCACCACCGGCAAACGCGGAAGCCATTTGGTATGTCTTTCCTTTTTTCATCGTCTGTGTTCCTCCCTCCCCTTCTTTCTGTGTTATCGTTGATAAAACATTCTGAAACGTATCCACTTTGTCAAACAAACCAACATCTACTGCTTGCTGCCCTGCAAACTCTCGCCCTTCCAGCGCAGGTTCCAGCTGGGCTATAGACAACTTAAGGTTGCTTGAAACCTCACGGACAAAAACAGCCTCCATTTCAAACATTAACTTCAATGTCTCTGTCTCCGCCGCGGGCGTTAGAGGTTCAACAGAATTAAATAACTGTTTATACTCTCCTGTTCTGAGTATCTTTCGCTTAATCCCTTCTTTTTTATCGTATTCAGAATATTCAATGTGTTGCGTAACAACTCCAATACTTCCAGCAATGCCAGTCGCAGAGATATACCTTTTTCTCGCTGCCGAGATTAACCAGTAAGCTCCCGACGCAGCGGTTTCAGCAAACCCGTAAACGGGTTTTATTTTATCCACCGCCTTTATGAGACGAGCGGTTTCAAGCGTCATCGTTACCTGACCACCAGGACTTGTAACATCTAACAAAAGACTGGTAACATCCGGATTACTTGAAGCCTCCATAAGCGCTCTCTGTATCTCTGCCTGACTAAGCCATCCCATATAAGAATTAATCCAATGGTCGGAACCAACAAGAACCCCTGAAATATTTACAATCCCTACTCCATTAGCAACTGTTAATATCGGAGACGACCTTTCCTCCGCAGATTCGTTCACGTCCATGGAAGCTAAAAACTCTTTGTGCGCTTCCTGCGCCTGCGGTGTGGCTAACCAATCAGATTGTGAAATATATAACCCTAATGAATCTTCTGTACCCGCCCAAAGCATAGTCATATCAACACCTTTAATTAAAGATTAAGATTTGGAGCCCTTTGGTGCGTCTCCAGATATATCTTGGTTCAACGCCGACGTGTTACTTTCCGGCGTTTTAGTTTCTACCTTATTCGTTTTAAACATTGTTCCTGATAAAGGACTCGCCCCCGGTAATGGCAACGTCCCTGTTAATTTCAGCGAAACCTCTGCGTCGCTCATCAAACCAAGGGATAACAATTCCAAAAGCCGCGACTGACGCATAGCCTTAAACGCCTCCAACTCGCTTTCCGGTCTTAAGTCTACAGAACCAAACTCAAACTCTACGACAGACTCAATGCCATACAATCTAACCGCCATGGTCAACAGGCGGGAAAAGATCTCATTTAACTTAAGTATAATCCCGGATTCAACAGTTTTAACAAATAACATTGTCTGAGTTGAAGCTATATTAGAACTACCTACGCTATCTAAACCCAGAATAACAGGTGCCGACTTCGCTCCTGAACTAATCTTCCCATTAATAATCCCTGATAACGCTTTCCATTCCTCACTTACTGTGGTTGTCCCGCCTGTAAGATATTCAACTGTTAAACAATCAAAGAAAACCAAAGCGTCTTCAGGGCTCAAACCGTCGAAGTTTTCCTTAACCGTAGCTATCAACGATATCGCCGCTGCGGTCAATTTCTTAGGGTCAGAACTAATCTCAAGAGGTAACGATTTCCGCCAAATATCCTCAACAATCGTAACCTTTATGCGGGGATGCACGGCTCTGCGCGCAACACGGCGAAGGTCATTCATAAAAGCTTGCTGTGCTACTATTGGTTGGATCGCAGCCTGCACCGGTGAATCCGCGGTAGCAGAAAGCAGATCCTGGTCCAAAGAAACATAAAAAAACGTAGCAATATCAAGCGAAATCTCTTCCGATCCTAAAACTTGGTAAGGAATCTTTCTATTTCTATCATACTTAAATTTTATTTTCTCAATCGATATCGGTTGTAGAGCGTCAGGAAGCCGGGCTTTATTCAACAGAAGTTCAACAGCACACCCACCCAACATCAATAACTCTTTGCCTAAAGACTCCGCTGCCGCCCTGATACTGGGGTAAGCATTATAACCAACAGGTCCCTTCGCACTTGTTGACCCCAAAGGGTCTGCATTCAATAAATCAAATTTACGACACATCTGCTGAACCAGCGCAGTTCCTTGCTCGTTAATAGTACCGTCAAGGTTTCTGGCAATAGCTAAATACGTCGTTGACAACGCCAAGCGTAATGCCGAGAATATCGCCGCAGAGAGATCCGGCGATGCTTTTGCGAGCTTGCGCAAGACCGCCGGAGTTGATGCCGCATATCTCAAATCTGTAATATCTAAATTAGCAAGGTTTAAATCTTCTACCGGTAAAAAAGAATCCTTCGACTGCCTTGCTGATGTAATATAAGAAGGCAGTGATGTCGGCGCTCTCGGCAAACTCGCAGGTAGGGATGGAATCTCAACACCCGCTGCGCTAAATTTTGATCTCAAGAAATTAAACATAAAGTCCCATGTGACTGCTCCCAAGCTTAAAGCGCTTGGGCTTCTATCGCTTAAAGCGAAAACCATACAGCCCTATGGTCAATTAATTAATTAATTAATTAAAAGTTTTTAGTTCTAAACGTCGAAATTAACGGAACATTTTGCATTGCTACTATAGGTTCTATACCTGAACTCATACAGAAAGCAAGAAAAATATACAACAAACTGAAAAAATAATGATCAATGCCTCTCGTTTTCTTCCATGTAAACCTCCCATCCTCGTTAAGGCTCTGGTTTCCACCAAAAGAACCAAACCTTCCTCCGGAAACAAAAATACGTTTCAAGTCCATTAAATGCTCAATAATCGTCGATCTCACCAAAGGTAAAGGGTCAAAAGTAATAACCCCTTCTCTTAAAGAAGAGACAAGCAAATCAAAACCCCGATCTCTTGCAACGGAAATACTTCGAACCAACGACATCGCAGTAACAGGATCGTCAACATTCTGCTCCGTAACATCATAAAGCGCTAATCCTTTCTTTTTAGAAAATATGCTGGCATACAACGTAGGATGCCTCTCTTGAAGCATAAGAACCGAATCGGTATAAGGCATAGAATCCACAACTCCTGCAGAAACCCTAAACTCGCTATACAACTCCGTCACGCGGCGGCGAACATTATGAAGCGGAATCATCTCAGCATGTACAACCCTCAACTTACTGCGCTTCATAGAAGATAAAGGAACAGGAACTGCAATCGTACAAGCACACTCCCCTCCCATATCCAGTCCCATCAATGTAAAAGGAACTTTTGAGCGAAAGTCTTCAGATTTAAACTGATCCGCAGATGAATAAGAGCTGGGAATGATCGGCTTCGGCTTGAAAAAGGAATTAATCTCTTCCTCGGAAAGGCCTGTTTCTTTACTGGCAAGCTCCAAACCAAGCGCATCGTTGTAAAAATCCTGTAATCTTGAGTACCTGGCCGACCTCGCTATGAGGGAACCGGGTGTAATTATAGCGGGAACGGCAAAAGGTGGTATGTGATAACCGTGAAATTCTGCTTTAGAATCGACGTTTTCACACACGAACTCCCTTGTTGAAGGGTCCATTACGTTCGACGGCGTTAGGGGAAGCTTGCATTTCGGGTTCGGGCAAACCAATACCGCTGTTTTAAGGTCGTAATCATTTAAGACAGTGTTATTAAGGTATGATATCTCTGATAAATCATGCCTGGGTGTGTACCCAGGAAGGTGTACATGCTTGTAATAGTCTGGTTTGAACCACTGATTGCATCGGCTGCATTTCTGTAGCAGCATATGCTGCCTTGTATTATCAAACTTCGCCGAGATACCGTACCCCGGAACCGTAGGGGTTGATAAATAGAACTCATCTTTTAAATGTGAGTGGATTAGGCGGGAAATCAACTGATTAATAACGTCGTGGCTTTCCGCTCCGTCCAGTTCATCGACTACGATAGCGTCCAAATCGATAGCCAGAACATTCGTTGTCGATGATGCCGATGCCCCCTGACTCATAAGGAAGGAATCGCCTACTTGCTTTAACTCGGAGCTGTCGTTTCCTCTTTCTAACCTCGCCTTTACATTGGGAGACGCGTTGATTAAGGGGTCCAACCTCATCTTAACAAATTTCTGTGCAAACTTCGCACTTGGTAAGACATAGGATAACTTAACCCCCGCTTGCAGGGAAACGAAAGCTAAAGCCCTGCATAGATTTATAGCGGACAAGCCTACCTGAGAGCACTTCTTAACGACCTTTTTATTACAGGGGTCATCCAGGAGTGTTTCCTGGTACTCGTGGTTTAAAAACCGAAAGGGCTTACCATTTAATATTATATTAGATTTAATCCAACTGGTAAACGTCAGTTGTGTCTGCGCCAGTCCAGCGCGAATCCGCTCAAGATGTGAGTGCAGCATCATATCTCTCTAAGAAGGGTGCCTGAAGTTCCGGGAATTCTTTAAGTGTTTCTAAGATGACGCGCTCGATCCGCTTGATCGTCTCAGTTGTATTTAAGGTGGCCTGCATATCAACCAATTGTCTTAGTATTGAGGTAATAGTATTGGCTATTTGAGCTTTCTGGTTTAGGGGGGCATCGGTAGCCGACTGCAAGGCCTTGGCCAGGTGCAGCTGCATGACGATTTCAGCTTCCAGGTTCAGGCCATCAGTTGTAAGGGGAATCATTGCCTGCAGCCTGTTGAGTAGGGCTACTCTTTCCTCTTGGCTGTAGGCCTCTAAGTCTATACTATCCACTGGTAGATTCATGATGTAAGGGTAAGGGAAGTCAAAAAGTTTGTCAAGAGGAAAATTTTCGTTAGGTACCTCGTTGGGCGGAAAGTGTAAAATTTTAGTACTAAAAAAAGCGTATACGTCAAAGGTTTTTTACTTTTTTTGTAGCAAAAAAGTAGGTATCAGGTATCAGGTATCAGGTATCAGGTATCAGATGCTCGGTATCAGGTATCAGGTATCAGGTATCAGGTATCAGATGCTCGGTAT